TTTCGCATGCTGGCTCCCATGCGCAACCGCGACAACATGCGAGCCGTGGCCCAGGGCATTGAGATCATGGCCAGGGAAGAGGCGGCCTATTGGTTGGGCATGGCCATGCACCGCAAAAATCCCCGTCGGGTGCTCATGGCTCTGCGGGTTTTGTTGACCGACCCCAAAGCCCAATGACGGCGAGGCGGTAAGGATGGTCTCGGAGAAACTTTCACAACTCCTGAAGGCTCCCGAAGGAGCCAATGTCGAGTTCAAGGAGGCCAAGAACTCCTTCGATAGGAAGGAATTATTTAGATATTGTATCGCGTTGGCCAACGAGGGCGGCGGGGAATTCGTGCTTGGCGTGACGGACGCCATGCCCCGGCAGGTCGTTGGGACCAGGGCCTTCGGCGACATCGACGACACCCGAAATTCCGTTTACCAGGCTACACGCCTGAACGTCGAGATCATCGAGGATACCAGTGGCGGCGGTCGGGTGCTCATTTTCGCGATTCCCTCAAGGCCAATGGGGATAGCCCTGGAATACGAAGGCCGTTTCCTGATGCGACGGGGCAGCAGCCTCGTTTCCATGACCATCGACCGGCTGCAAGCCATTATTGAGGAAACGGTTCCTGACTTTTCAGCCGAGGTTTGTCCGGGCGCAACCCTGTCCGACCTTTCTCCTGAAGCTATCGACAAGTTCCGTCATCTCTGGGGACAACAACCGGACCGCTCGCACCTTCTGGACCTGCCCGACCGGCAACTCCTGGAGGATGCTGAACTGCTGGTCGATGGCGGCGTGACCAGGGCGGCCCTCATCCTTTTGGGGACTGCCAAAAGCCTCAGCCGCTATGTGGCGGATGCCGAGATCATTTTCGAATACCGGCACGCGGAGGAGGATATCGACCCCGCTGTCCGGGAATCCTTCCGGGAAGGGCTTTTCCTCTATATTGACCGCCTATGGGCGTTGGTGAACCTGCGTAACGAAGTCTATCCCTACCAGATGGGCATGGTCCGCCGCGACATTCCGTCGTTTCGCGAAGAAGTCATCCGCGAGGCCCTGCTCAATGGCGTTTGCCACAGGGATTACCGCTATCGGGAATCCATCTTCGTCCGCCAATTTCCTGGACTCATCGAGGTCGAAAGTCCCGGAGGATTGTTGCCTGGCGTCACCATCGAGAACATGCTCTTCAAGAGGGCGTGGCGGAATCGCCGTATTGCCGAAGCGCTTGAAAAAGCGGACCTGATCGAACGCTCCGGCCAAGGCGTTGACCGCATGTGGCGGTTGGCCATCCTGGACGGCAAGCTGCCGCCCGACTACTCCCGAACCGACGACCATCATGTGTACGTTCGGCTGCATGGGACCATCCATGACCCGGCGCTTCTTCGGTTCCTGGAGGAGGTCGGGGCGGAGCGTTACCGGACGTTTAGCGCCATGGATTTCGCCGTGCTCCATTTCGTGAGTCAGGAGCAGGAGATTCCCAAAGATTTCAAAGGGCGCGCCAACGGGCTTGTCGAGCAGGGAATATTGGAACGGGTTGGCCGCAAGTTTATTTTCGCCCGTCGCTACTATGAGATGCGGGGCGAGGCCGGGGTGCATACCCGCAAGCGCGGCTTGGACCGGGAGACCAACCTCTTCCTCGTGCGCAACCATCTCCGTTCCTGCGGGGTGAAAGGCTGTGTTTTGGCCGAGTTGCAGCTCGTGCTCCCGCATGTCAAACCCCGGATGCTCTCCAGTTATCTGGAAGAATTGAAACGGCGCGGTCAGGCCCGGGTGATAGGTAAAACCAAGGGAGCCCGGTGGTACCATTTGGTTGGGGATGATGGTTAAGTTCGGTTAATTCCGGGTAAATATTTACCGGGAAGACCTGTAACCAGCATGTATCATTTGGCTTTATTGGTAAAGAAGAATTGCCGATTGGTTAATTCCGGGGTAAATCCAGGAAGCTGGCAGCCGACGAAAGGCCGCTCACAATAAAGGGAAAGATTTCATGTCCAAGCGTCTGATCGAGTCCTGGCTGCCCATTGCCGCCCTTGGTGAAGAAAGCGTCCGCGAGCGCCGTTCCATGACCGCTTTGCCCCCGACCTATTATCTGCATGTCTGGTGGGCACGCCGTCCCCTGGTCGCCTCGCGGGCGGCGGTGTTGGCTTCGCTTTTGCCAGCGGACGCAGACCATGAGATGTTTATGCGGGTGTTGGGCATTCATGGCGATCCAGTGGCGACCCGTATTGCCATCGAGAAAGCCAAGAAGACAGGTGAAGACCTCGGCCTCAACCCCTATGGCTATCCGCGAGCCTTCTCCTACCTGCCCAGCAAGCCAGAGCTAGCATGGGTTCGGGAGGAAACGGGCAAAGCCATCGAGGGACTTCCAACCGTCCTTGATCCCACCGCTGGCGGGGGAAGCATCCCCTTTGAATCGCTTAGACTTGGGCTTGCCACCATGGCGAACGACATCAACCCCGTCGCGGTTCTGATTCTCAAACAGACCCTCGAAGGTCCACTGAACTTTGGGGCCTCAGTTTTGGAGGAGTTTAACCGCATCGCATTGTTATTTATTAAGAAGGCCGAATCTCGATTTGAAAATCTTTTTCCTGCTGAATCAGCAGACACGATCATTCTGAGCTACCTCTGGGCACGCACCATCACCTGCCCTGATTGCGGCGGCGTTGTTCCTCTCTCACCTAACTGGCGTTTGGCTCCAGACGGTACCGGCGTCCGAGTATTACCCCAGGTTGGTGATGGGCCTTTCACCGCTGGTAGGTTTTGCCAATTTGAGGTTGTCCGCAAAACCAAAGAGCAATCTGAGGGGACCGTCACAGGCGGTGATGCCAAGTGCCCGTTCCCGGATTGCGGGAGGTTTATTCCCGGCGATGAGATCAAAGCCCAGGCCCAGGCAGGCAGGATGGGCGAGCAACTTTTTGCCGTAGTCTACAAGAAAAAATTCAAGGGCACGACCAAATCCGGTAAGGCTAGAGAAAAATGGGAACGTGGTTATCGCGCTCCCAGGCCGGAGGACGACGTTGCCGCGATGATCCAGGCTAAACTGGCGGAGAAGCTGCCGGAGTGGGAAGCCCTCGACATTGTGCCCACTGAGAAGTTTCCCGAGATTTGCAATGACGACCGCCCCCTCCAATACGGCATGTCCTTGTGGCGCGACTTCTTCTCTCCTCGCCAACTCCTTTGCCATGGTATCAGCGTAGAGGTATTTCGTGAGATTCTTAAGGATGAACAGGATAAGCCTGGGTTCTCCGAGGTAACCAAGGCGGCGTTCGGATACCTAGCGCTATCATTTGATAAATTAATGACTTACGATTGTCGGAGTTCAAGATGGCACCCCGGACGCGAGGTGATGGCTCAAATTTTCGAAAGGCATGATTTTTCGTTTAAATGGAATTTTGCTGAGATGGCTCCCATTCTCGCGGGGTTAGGTTATAATTGGGTCATTAAGCAAACAGGAAAATGCATCAAGGAATTGGTGGGATTAGCTCGGCCGGGCCCCCAGGGGAAGGCGTCTAAAAAAAAGACAGATCAGCTCTCACTGCTCGGCGGCGAGACCTTTACGCCTCCACTTGTTACCGTCACCTGTTCTTCAGCCGATTCGCTCCTCCACGTGGAAGACGGCTCCATCGACGTGGTGGTCATGGACCCGCCGTACTACGATAATGTGATGTACGCCGAGCTGTCCGATTTTTTTTACGTCTGGCTCAAACGAACGGCCGGCTACGTCTATCCGGAGCTTTTCCGTCGCAGCCTCACCGACAAGGAAAACGAGGCTGTGGCCAACCCGGCCAAATACAAGGGCCAAAAAGGGGCCAAGGTCCTGGCCGCCCGCGATTACCGTGACCGCATGGCCGCCATCTTCGCCGAATGCCGTCGCGTGCTCAAAGACGAGGGCCTCATGACCCTGATGTTCACCCACAAGGCCACGGGGGCATGGGACGCCCTGACCAAGGGGCTCATGGAAGCCGGCTTCGTTATCACCGCTTCCTGGCCCATCAACACCGAGGCCGAAGGGTCGCTGCACATCAAGGACAAGTCCGCCGCCAACTCCACCATCTTCCTCGTCTGCCGGCCACGGCCCCAAAACGACGCAGCTGAGCCGGTCTATTGGGAAGACCTGGCACCGAAGCTGGCCTTGGCAGTGCGGGAACGCATCGCCTCCTTTCAGGAAGCAGGCATACGGGGTGTGGACCTCTATCTGTCGAGCTTCGGTCCGGCCCTGGAAGTCTTTTCCCGGCACTGGCCGGTCAAACGCGGGCAGCCTCGGCCACAACCGCAACCAAAGCGCAACACACAGCTTGCGCTCCTGGAAGAACCGTTCGATCCCTACCTGACTACGCCGGAAGACGCCCTGGACGCAGCCAGACACGAAGTGAAAAAATGGCGGTTGGGGCAGATTATCAGCACCCAGCGCAACAACGAGTTCGATCCCCTCACCGAATGGTTTGTTCTGGCCTGGGATGCTTTCGGAGCCAGCCAGTTTCCTTTCGACGAAGCCTTGGGACTGGCCCGGGTTGTGGGGCTGGATATGGAAAAGGATATCATCGGTACACTGGCCGAGAAGAAAGCCAGCGACGTGATACTTTGGGACAGCGCCGACCGTGCCCAGAAAGGACGCCTCGGCCCCTCTGATGGGTCAAGGGCGATGATCGATGCCCTGCACCACGCAGCCTATGCCGCGCGTACCAGAACACTCCAAGCGGCCAAAGAGATGTTGGAAGAAAATGCGCTTCTCAAGGAACCGGCGTTCGTAGCCGCCCTGGAAGCCACTTTGGAAGTCCTCCCCTTGCCGCGTGAGTTCGAGGGAGCCAAGATCATCCAGACAGCCGAGGCTCCGGCCAGCGATTTCGAGGCCTTGGAGAAGTTGCGGCGGCTCGCCTTCACCACCCTCATCCCCGTGCTCAAGCGCGGCGATTTACCCACCGAGTAGCACCATGGAAACGCTCAAGGACATCGCCTGGAAGGCCAAATATTCCCCCGAAGACGGCGACCTCCTGGAGCTTTTTTACGTTCCTGCCTTGTGCCGGGCCAAGCGTTATGACCGCACCACGGGGTTCTTCGGAGCCGAAGCTCTGGCCTGGGCCGTACGCGGCATGGAAGGATTCGTGCGCAACCAGGGGCGCATGCGCCTGGTGGTCGGCTGCACCCTGGATCAAGAGGAAGTGGAGGCCATCGAAAAAGGCCGGTCCCTACGCGACACCATTGAGGCCAAGCTCTTGGATTGCCCCCTCGATGCCAAGAGCCCGCCAATCTACCAATCCCTGGAACTCTTGGCCTGGATGGTGGCCAACAACCACCTGGACGTGAAGGTCGCTGCCCCGTGCGACTTCAACCGCAGGATTGTGGCCGGTCACGCCATATTCCACGAAAAAACCGGCATCATTGAAGACGCCGAGGGCAACAGGGTGGCTTTCTCGGGCAGCGTGAACGAAACCGGCAACGGTTGGCGGAATAATTGGGAGAGCTTCCATGTGTTCAGTTCCTGGGGAGGGACGGGTGAACACGTGGACGAGGAAGAAAAGAGTTTCGCCCAGCTTTGGTCGAACACATCCAGGCGCGCCGTGGTCATGGAGATTCCCCAGGCGGTCAGACAACAGATTTTGACTTTTGCTCCCAAGGACGGCCAGTTGCCTGAACTGCTTAAGGTCCAGGAACCTTCGGAGGACTACAGCGAGACGGGGCATCCAGAAGAACCGGTGCCCATCGAGCCAACGCATCCAGAACCTCCCACGATTCCCCCCATGGACCCACGCCGAACAGTCTGGAGCTTTATCCGCCTCGCGCCGACACTTCCCGGTGGGGGTGAACGCGTCGGAGAAGCGACAAGTGCCGTCACCCCTTGGCCGCATCAGGTGCGGGCCTTCGAGCGGATGTATCACAACTGGCCACCGAAACTTCTCATCGCCGATGAGGTGGGGCTTGGAAAAACCATCCAAGCAGGTATGCTCCTGCGCCAAGCCTGGATGGCGGGCAAGGCCAAGCGCATCCTGGTCATGGCTCCCAAGGCGGTGCTGCGCCAATGGCAGATCGAACTTCGAGAAAAATTCAACCTGTCTTGGCCAATATACGACGGCCACAAATACAGCTGGTACCATTGGCCCGGGCAGCAGGAGCCGCGTGAAGAGAAGGTCAGCCGGAAAGACTGGCACAAAGCGCCGTTCGTCATTGTCTCCAGCCACCTCATGCGCCGGCAAGACCGGAAAAAAGAGCTGCTCGATGAAGCCGAGCCCTGGGACCTTATCGTTCTGGACGAAGCCCACCACGCCAGACGCAAAGGCGGAGGTCTCAACCATAACGACTACCGCCCGAATCAACTCCTCGGACTCATGCAGCGGCTTAAGGAGCGCACCCAGGGGCTTATCCTGCTGACGGCAACCCCCATGCAGGTTTCTCCGGTGGAGGTATGGGACCTGCTACAGCTCTTTGGCCTTCCTCCGGCATGGACCTCACAGGCATTTTTGGAATTTTTCGACATGGTGGGCAAGCCCATGCCCACGCATGAAGAAATGGTGCGCATGGCGGACCTTTTCAAGGCCGTCGAGGCTTTTTACGGTCCGGTTTCTGACGATGCAGCCAAGAAATTCACCAAGGGCAGTGGCATCAGGGCCAGAAAAATCCTGAAGGCCCTTCGCGACACCGCGACAATCCCGCTACGGATGCTCGAAACCAGGGATCGTGAGGCAGCTCTCCAGTTACTTCGGGCAAACACGCCCGTCTCCCGACTCATTTCCCGACATACCCGCGAACTCCTCCGTAAGTACCAGGCGAAAGGCTTGTTAGGTGTACCCATCGCCACGCGTCGGGTGGAGGACCGGTTTGTCGAACTGACGCCGCCGGAACGTCAGGCATATGAGGCCGTGGAAAATTACATATCGAGCACTTACAACAACGCCGAGGCGGATCGAAAAACCGCCGTTGGCTTCGTGATGACCATCTACCGGCGCAGGTTGGCCAGCAGCTTCCACGCCTTGACTCATACCCTTCAATCGCGCCTGGATCTTCTAGAAAAACGCCAATCCCCGTCTTCTCAAACCCGCCTGATCGCTTTGGAAGAAGATGTCCCCGAAGATGAGGCGGGCGACGAGGCCTTAGATGTCGAAGAGACCTCCGACCTTGAACGGGAAAGCTTGGAACTGGAAGAAAAGGACGAAATTCGGCTGCTCCTCGAGCGGGTAAGCCATCTCGACCAGGACACCAAGGCGAGCGTGCTGTGCCGGACCATCGAGGAGTTGCGCGGAAAAGGATACCGGCAGGTCATGGTGTTTACCCAGTATACGGACACCATGGACTTCCTGCGCGGAGTCCTGGCCAAAAAATTCGGGCAGTCCGTTCTGTGCTTTTCGGGACGAGGCGGTGAGCAGATGACCTCCACTGGGGGCTGGAATACTATTTCCCGCGACCAGACCAAGAAGTTATTCAGAGAGGGCAAGGCCGAAATCCTGCTGTGTACCGACGCGGCGGCAGAAGGCTTAAACTTCCAATTTTGCGGGGCGCTCATCAATTATGACATGCCCTGGAATCCCATGCGGGTGGAGCAGCGCATCGGCCGCATTGACCGCCTGGGGCAGGAGAACGAGCTTATCCGCATCGTGAATCTACACTATGAAGGGACTGTGGAAACGGACGTCTATATGGCCCTTCGCGAACGTATTGGCCTTTTCCAGAAATTTGTTGGCCGCCTGCAACCGATTCTGGCAACGCTCCCCAAAACAATCCAAAATCTTGTCCTTACGAGTGGAGAGGAGCGTCAACGTGCCACCGGTCAGCGCCTACAAGACATGGCCTTTGAACTAAGCCAAGCGGATGAAGGGGGGTTCGACCTGGATATGGTAACCCAGGAAGAACTGGAAATGCCGGATCGCCCCGAAGCGCTTTATGGTCTGGTCGATCTTGGCAGAATCCTTGAAAAACCGTCCGTCTTGCCTCCTGGGACTGTAGTCAAGGCCTATGGCTCTAAAGACTTCGCCTATGGTCATCCCGGCATGAGCGACAAGGTGCGAGTCACTGTCGATCCCGGCTATTACGACCAGCATTCGGATAGCGTGGAACTTTGGTCACCGGGCAATCCCATTTTTGCTGATGGTGACATTTTTTGCGACGACGGCTCGGTTTCCCTCGCCGACTTTTTGAGGGTGACCCGATAAGAAGTCTATATTATTACGCATTGATGTCCTTCGAGGGCTTAAAAAAGTGGTCGCCCCTGCGTTGCCGACCTGCCTGTCCGTTTCGCCGGTCGGTTTCTGGTCCACACGAGGTCCACATCACGCCATGAACGCAGTGAACGTCTTGCACATCGTGAGCGGAAAAAATCAAAGTATATGAAGGTGTTTGATAAGGTGTTTGAGTCGGCTCGGCCACTTTCACGCCGGTAACAGGGGTTCAAATCCCCTTGGGGACGCCAAAGATTCCACATGGTTACGGTCTCCGTAGCCGTTAGTTAAGTCGGGAGTGTACCCCGGCTGTGTATTCCGAACCCCCGAAGTTGGCGCTTTGGGGGTTCTTCTTTTGGGCGGGCAAAACGTCACCAGCCGGGCCTCTGCCGTCGAAAATTTCCAGTCCCTTGCGAAGCTCTTCAAGGTCGATACCGTGGGACCGGAGATAGGTTTCCGTCTGGACGGGGTGCTTGTGGCGCAACACCCGCTGAATGAAGCTCACCTTGTAGCCGGCCCGGTAGAGGATCACGGCCGAAAGGTGCCGGATCGCGTGGAAGTCGAACTTCTCCACGCCGGCCCTGGCGCACAGCCGCCCCAGAAAGTGCTGGCGGGATATGAACGCCTCTCCCGGCCGATGATTCGGGGAAGGCGTGTCGTCAAGCTGCGTAAAGACCCACTCGGTCTTGTAGGGCCGCTCCCGACTCCATGTTTCCAGGGCGCTTTGCAACTCCCTGGTCATGGGAAGCCACGTCACCGACTGGCCCTTGCCGCCGGTCTTCTCGGTCACAAGGCGGACCTTGCCGCCGTCCATGTCCACGTCGGACCAGCGAAGCCGGAAGACCTCGCCCTTGCGTGCGGCCAAATGCAGGACCGCCAGAAGCATCGTCCGATCCTGCCCCTTGGCCATGTCGAAGGCTTTCCAGAAGTCCGTTTCACTCGGAACACGCCGGGGGGCGCGCTGCTCGGGGTAGCGTTTCACCGCCTCGAAGGGGTTTGCCCTTTCCGGGAAACCGCGCTCCGACAGGAAGGCTTGTCCCCAGGTCCAGGCGTTCATAAGCACCTTCCTGTCCCGGTTCGAGGCGTAGCCGCTCCGGGTATCGTTCTGGCGCTGTAAGTAGGTCCTGGTGAAGTTTGCAGTGTAGTCCGAAAGCGGCACATCCTTGGCATATTCGAGAAACCGACGCATAGAAGCCTTCTTTTCCTCGAAGGTCTTGGCGCTCCAACGGCTTTTGGCGTCTTCAAGATAAGAGACTCCCCAATCCAACGGCGTCAGCACGGGAGCGCAATCCACCAGGGATGGGTCCAGAAGTTCCTTCCGTCTGTCCATCTCCCATTGTCTTGCTGCCATCCACTCTTCGCCCTTGGCTGGTCCTTGGCCGAACAACTTGGTTTCCACTACCTTGCCGGCTATCTTTACGATGCCGCGCCAACGGTTCCCGCGTTCTTTGCACAGACTCGGCATATACCTTGCTCCGTATGATGTTTTCAAAGAACCTCAGGCATCCCGGCGCTACTTCCTGACCACCGTAGAAGTCGGCGTACTTTTTGACCGTCCGGGGGTCAACGCCGAAGAGCTTCCCCACCTGTTGGGCGGTCAGCGGTTCGCCAAGCTCGGATTGCAGTTCTTCAAAACTCATACGTCAGTGTAGTGTTTGCGGCCCACCCGTAGGCAGGCCGCTGGGTGTCTATGCTCTGCACCTACGCCTTGGGCGTAACAATGAACTCTTTCGGGGTATGGGTCACGTCGAAGCCGGCCTCTTCCCATGACCTCTTTCTGGTCATCTCGCCCCACTTCACGCGAAAACCCGGCTCATCGTCTCGGGCCAGCGCCAAGCCGGCGAGGCGGGCCATTTTATTGAGCGACCGGGCCACGGCGCTACGACGGTAGAATTCAACGTCCACCACCATGCCGTCGTGGGTGACAAAGAGCCTCACGGGCTTGAGGATGCACGGATCAATCTCGGAGAAGTCCAGGTAGACCTTGTACCGCCCCCCCCTGGCCAGGAACACGGCGGCCTGCCAGACGGCCTTGATGCGGCGCAGACGGGCCAGGAAGCGGGGTTCCGGGATAAAGCGCACGTTGCTTTCCTCGGTGTCCTTGATTACGAAATTCTCAGCCATGATCGCACCTCCGATGCGGTTGTGGTTAGGCCCTGGTCTGGTGTTAGAGGCACCGACCGGGGCCGAATTTTTTAACCTTCGATGGCTTCAACAATGCAGCGGGGGTAACGCTTTAGCCTTCGCAACACGCCGTCATTCTTCAATCTGTACATAGCCAGGATTCCGTGAATGTTCCTCAAAACTACGTAGTAGTTCCCGCTGTACTGATAAAGTTCCGGTTCCGTGGGCTGGTCAAGGGTTTCGCCGTCTTTCGCTCCGCGCCAATAGGCGCTCATGGCACGGGAACCCAGGCGTTCAGATGTGGCGCTATCGGCCCCACCAAGGTACTGGCAATCACTGGACATTTTTTAAGCTCCTCTGGATAAGGTTAAAACCGACACCAGGAACATAGATTCTCAATCTATGCTTGTCAATATAAGGAGCGTGTTGAATTCAGAAAAAGATAGCCACAATTTGGCCTACGCCTGGGGTTGATCGCTTTGGCCTTGGCCCTGGTCAACCGACTGCTTTTTCAGCCCGTCGCCGTCCTGGTGGGGATTCCATCCCTCTTCGTCCCGGACTTCGTTGGGCGTCAGGATGCCGCAGGAAACGGCAATCTCGTGGCTCTTCCACCGCGTTTCAGGATCGCCGCGCAGGAGCCCGGAAAGGTCGAACTCGATTTCATGGGTCCGCTGGGCGGCCTCGGAAAAGACTTTCCTGGCGAACTCGCATTCGAGCTTCCGAATCCACGGCCCAAGGGTGTGCTGGGCAAACCACCTGCCGGCGGTCTCGCTGTTCGTGAAGCTCGAATTGTCCCAGATGCCGACCAGGGGCGGGGGAACCTGGAAAATGCGGGCGATCTCCTCGGCCGCAAAGCGCCGGCTGTCCAAAAGCTCCGCGTCCTCGGGCGAGACCGAAAGGGGCTTGGCCTCCAGGCCGTTGTCAAGGATCATGACCTTACCGGCCTTGGAAGGCCCGGCGTAGCGCCCCTCGAACTGTTCACGAAGGCGCGCGAATACGTCATCGGACAGCTTGGCGTCTGTCCGCACGGACATGGAAGGCGTGGCCTGGTTTTCGCAAACCGCGTTGGCGAACTCCTGAACCACCAGCGCATTCTGGACGGCTCCGAAGGCCCGGGCCAGCCTCGGGCGGCCGATCAAGCCGTCATCGCTGGCGTCCTTGAGGTGTACCACTTCATAGTCCAAAAGCCGGCGCTGGCGTCCCGTTCCGCCGTAGATCGTGTTGATCTCGGTCACGTCATAGGCCAGCCGGCCCGAGGGCAAGAGCTGGACGGACACGCACCACCAGGGGATGGGGCGAAGCTCCACAAGCCGCCCGCCCGCATCCGTCACGATCTCCACCAGGGCGTTGCCCCACAGAAGCGCCTGGCGCATGGTCCAGCCCATGAAGTCCGGCCAGGCCTGCCACTGGTTCGGCCCCCGGCGAATAAGCCGCATGAGGGGGTGCCCGTCGTCGATGGCCCGGCCCTGATTTTGCCGGCGGTAGACATAGACCGGAAGGGAGGCCAAGCCGTCCCCGATCCTGTCCACGCACGCCGTGGCCACGGCCAGGGTTTCGGCCATGCGGGGGTTGACCAGGGTGCCGGTAGGGGCAGAAAGGCCGTTGACGCCGCGCAGGGCGGCCCAAGACGGCTCTTCGGCCCTCGTCTCGACCTTACGGCCGAAAATCGAGCGGAAGGGCTTTAAGAGGCTCATAAGCAGGTCTCCATAAATTTCCTGGCCAGGGAAAGGCGGGGCAAGGAAGCATTTGCCATCGCTCTTGCCCTGGCCGTAATCGTGGTGCCCTCGTAGGCCGGCCAAGAGCTGACCACGGAAATTTCGTGCAGGTTGACGGCCACCAGCTCCCGCCGGTTGCCTTGCCACCGCTGCCCCTCATCGGGGACAGTGAAGCCGAAGGACATGCCCCCAAGGTCGCCGCGTTCGGCCAGGGCCAGCACATCCCGGCCGGCGGTCGTCTCGGGAATATCCAGCTCGAAATGGAGCCCCCGGGTATCTTCGGCAAGTCGCAGGGTGCCGCTTTGGGTGCGCCCCAGGACTTTGGCCGGGTCATGGTCCACCAGGGCCAAAACGTCGCCCCCAAGGCTCTCCCGGAAAGCCCCCGGACGGATGATCTCGGTGAAGTCGGCAATGCGCGCTACAAGTCCGAAGGTGGCTGCGTAGCCTTCCAGCTTGCGCCCCTTGGCCCGAAGTTCGACGGAAAATCTTTTTTCGATGTCCATGGTTCCCTCGCTGCTCATCAGGCCCAACCCGCGACGGCTGGACGACGCCCCCTGTCCCCGTTCGGGGGGCGTTTCGCATGGGTCTAGCTGGTGGCAATGTCCTTGATCGCGGCGAAGCTCTCGGGGTGCCGCACGGCGAGGTCCAGGGTCATCATGGCCCGGACGGAGACGTTGCCCTTGGCATAAGCCGTGGACTCGTAGGGGTTCACGAGAATATCCAGCTCGGACCAAAAGCCAAGGATGAGGTCCGAGAAGTTGCCGAAGATGAGGGCGGACAGGCCGGTGCCGGTGCCCTTGGTCAGGTTCGACGGGACAAGGTTGGTCACGGCGGCAGGGTAGCCGGCCAGGGCTGCGGGCTCCGACCAAATAAAGCCGCCCGAGGCGTCCCCAGATACCTTGAGGGTCTTGCGGCCGGAATTGCGGACCAGGGCGTTGGTCAGGAAGGCAAGCGCCCCTTCGTCGGCGTTCTCGACTTCCACAGCCGCCATGAGGTCGTTGATCTTGTCCCAGGTGATGGCCGCGCCGTTGTCGCCCATGGCCACGGAGCCGATGCCCGAGGTGTCCAGGATGCCGGAAGGCTCATTGGTCCCGCCGCCTACGATGGCCACCTTGTCCACGGCTTCGGCCAGGACTTGGGACAGGTCGTCGCGCACCAGGGCTTCCACGTCCGGGCTGGTCTGCATGAGCATGTTGCGGGACATTTCGACGATGCCCCCGGCGTGCTTCGGGCTCATGCTGATCTTGTCGAACTTCGGATCGCTGGCGGTCAGGGCCGCGTTTTCGGCAACCCACCCCGTGGCGGCGCTGTCCTTGAGGTTCGGGATTTCCAGGTTGCCGACCAACCCGGAAATGACCCGCGCCCCCATGCGGCGGATGACCAGCTTGTTACGAAGCCGGTCAATGTACAGGTCGCCCCGATGGTCCATGCTGACCAGATTGGAGCCCGCGCCGTCCGCCGGAAGAGCGGTTGTCAGGACGCGCTTTTCAAAGACCTGCATGGGGACCATGACGCCCTGGGCCTTCCGGCCGCTGCGGCGTTCCAGCTCGGCGGAAAGCTCCCGCTCTCGGCCGGCGTCCACGTTCATGCCCGAGGCGGCGGCGATGGCCTTGACCAGGGAGAAGTTGCGAAGCTCTCCGTCAAGGTTAGCGTCTCCGGTTCCGGTGACAGGCCGGCCGGCGGCGCGGCGTTCGGCCTCATCCAGGAAAGTCTGGCGCTCGATCTTGGTTTCGATCCCGGCCAACTCGGTTTTCAGATCCCCGAAGCGGCGTTCCTGGGCTTCGGACAGGTCGCCGGTCTGCCCCTCGGGCTTCTCGGTGATCCCGCGCATGGTGGCGATGATGCCGGCGCGGCTCTCCATCATTTCACGAATGTTCACTGTAGTGGCTCCTATTTTTCGCCCGCAGGCGGTTGTTTACAATGCGACGGTCATGCACCTTTCCGATGGATAAGTGATTCCGGCGCGACCCGAGGTGCATTTGCTCGTCTTGGATGCCGCCGCCCACCCGCAGGATAGGGCCGGAATGTTGCTGGCTCTCAAAGAGCTATTTAGAACCGCCCTTTTCGCGGTCTTCGTCAAGCATCTCGAACTTCTTGTCAGAGCGGCGTTGCAATAAAGCTTGTTTAAGCACTTTATCAGCCTCAACAGGGTCATTTGGCACGTACATTGCGAAGCTGTCGCGCTCAGAAATGATACATTGCTTCAAGTACGCCGGGTTGTGTTCAAGTTCAGCAACCCTCACCAGGGCCTTAATTACATCCCCCAGCGGAACGCCGTGTTCCACCGAAAGGTGCTTAAGCTTCTTCAAAACATCCGGTTCTATCCAGATGGAGGTGTTTTTCTTGGTTCCCATTTCATGCCTCTTGTGTGATATGTGGTACGTTGCGTGTTCAAAAAAAACCGGGCCTGTCCCCGGGGGTATGCGTATTGAATATACCTCGTGTGGTACGTGGTCAAGCGGTTTTCATAAAATATTTTAGCCTTCTATTTTGATGAGTTAGAGCCACCCAGCGAACTTAAATTCGACGGGCTCGGGCTTGGGCTCCCTGGCCCACAGGCCCACGGCCATAGTCAGGGCCACCATGCCGTCGATTCTTTCCCGGCTTTTGTCCTTGTCGAGCTTTCGAGCCCCCGCCGGGTCAAGGCTGATTTTCACGTTGGAGCAACACCACGTCAGCACGGGGTGCTGGTCCTGGCGAAGGCGGCGGTCCAGGATCGCGCTTTCGAGGGCGTCAACGGCTGGTCCCATGTCTCGATAGCCTTGACCCCATGGCTTCAGGGGAAGTTCTATGCCCTCATCCCCCAGGATTTTCTGGAAGTCCTCGAAGCGCCAACGGTCGTAAGCAAGCCCCTGCAAGTCAAAAGAGCCGGCAAGCTCGGCTATGTCCCGGGCCACAGCCCACTTGTCGATGGCCCGCCCTGGCGTGGTCCGCAAAAAGCCTTGCTTTTCCCACAGCGGATAGGGAACGCGGTCGTTGTCCTCCCGCTCGTGAAGGCGGTCCTTGGGGACCCAAAAGACCGGCAGCACGGCCCCCTTGTCCTCGGGAAAGAAGAGCACAAACGCCGTCAAGTCTGTGGTGCTGGACAGGTCCAAGCCGCCCCAACAGGGCCGCCCGCGAAGCTCCTCAATGTCCACGGCTCCGGCGCAGCCGTCCCACTCGGCTTTCGGGATAAACCGTTGTTCGCAATCCACCTTCTGATTCAAGTACAGGTTGCGGAAAGTTGCCTCCCGGGCGGGGATGCGTCTCGCCTGTGCCGCCGTGGTTCGCATCTCCTCCAAGGACCGAAAGTCACCCAAAGCCGGGTTGCAGGCGTACCATGTGGCTTCGTCCCAGGGGTCCGCGTCCATGGGGGCGGCGTAGATCGTGGCGTGAAAGGTCGGATCGTCCACCACGCCGTCCAGTACTTGCTGGCCATAGTCCACCAGCTCGGACATGATGTGGTGCGGATCGCTGTTTTGCGTGGAAATGACCACGGCCAGGGGTTCAGCCCGGGCCGCCGTCGAGGTGGTCAGCACGTCGTAAAGTTCCCTGTTCGGGGCCTGGGCAAGCTCGTCATAGACGATGAAGGACGCGGAAAAGCCGTGCTTCGTCTTGGCGTCCGAGGAAAGAGCCTGATAGACCGACCCGGTTTCCATGTCCTCGATGACCTTGGCAAACCGCTGGATGTTGACCCTCTCGGCAAACTCCGGGACGGCTGCAATGATCGCTTCCAGCTCCCGGAAGACGATCGCGGCTTGGTTCTTGTCGGCGGCGGCGCTGTAGACTTGGCCGCGAGGCTCCGCTTCCGGTCCCACCAGATGGGCCAGGGCTAGGCCGGCCACCAAAGCCGTCTTGCCGTTCTTTCTGGGCACGGTGATAAGCGCCGTTCGCACGGGCCTCTTGCCGGTCTCGTCTGTCCGGTATATGGCTTCCACAATGTCCCGTTGCCAGGGGCGCAGGGTCATTTTCTGGCCCGCAAGCGACCCGGACGTGACGGGTAGGGCCTCAATAAACGCTATAACCCGTTCAGCCCTGGACAGGCCGCGCTTCTCCCACGGTGGCCGCTTTGTACGCTTTGGGGCCGCCTCTTCCTCGGCCGCTTTTTTCCGGGATCGTGCTCCCGGTCCTCGAAGTCCCATCGTGTTACCCTATCTTTTCTCCGTGCTACCGGAGAGACAAACTAACTCTACGAAGCTATGCCCCATCGGTTCGTCAAAAAATTGACACCAGAGATTTTCCGACGTGGCACGAACGTGCTCCGAAGTGGCACGTCATGTGCGCCACCAGTGCCCAGGGGCAAGCGGAAGCCCGCGCTCGTCGCATCCCTTGGGGTGCCACGGCCGCCCCGTCTTGTCCGCTGCCGTCTTGCTTGAATGGCACTCGTGGCAGGTCGACGCGAGGTTCTCCCACTCCCACGGATCGCCCCCGTTTCGGATCGCCACCTTGTGGTCAACCTCGGTCGCCGGCTTCGGATGGGAAGGCGGGCAATATTCGCACAAGGGCGTCTCCCGCAGCTTGGCCACCCGAAGCCGTTTCCACCTCGCCGTGGTGTATGGCCACCCTGGCATGGCTAGTCGCGCTCCCGGCGCTTGCGGTCCCTGGCCCGTCCAAGCCGCTCAAGCTCCCGAATAGCGGCGGCCTCCACCTCGGTTTCGGACACTTCGGACACTTCGGACACTTTTTTCGTATGAAGCTCATACGTGTATGCGCGCGCGCATGTGTGAGGATTAACCGAAAAATCCGTCCGATCCGTCCGAAGTGTCCGTAAATTCGTTCCCATGGCGCTAATCCTCCTGATCCTGCCAGTGCTTTGGATTGTCATGACGAACACTTACGCCAAGGATGACACGTTGGGTCTTCCCGTCCACGTACTGCCGGTCAGGCGCAAAACCCCGCTTGGTCATCGTCGCGGTGAATGTTTTCGATCCGCCGGCCTTCTCGCCGTTGGTTTCTGCAAAGGCTTCCCAGGATTCAAATAACGCCACTCTAGTGTCATACTCGCGCTTTCCAATAATGCAGCACTCGGAAAGCCACTGGCCGAAAATGTCTTGATCCTCGAAGTACGCCTTCGTAGCGGCCTGTACAGATTCAGGGCGAACTAGTCCATTCACCAACCAATCCAAGCAACCTTCGATCATCCACCGAAGGATGGCCGGATATTCATCACGCAACTTCGATTCAAGATCATGGTCTGGATTGGATGGGGTATGAATGAATGGAATGATGTTGAATCGACGCCTTGCAGCATCGTCAACATTGTTCAAGATGGGTTGGTGGTTGCCGATGATTATCAGCTTGAATTGAGGCTTGAAGGTAAAGAAGTCCTGACGCATGAAGCGGGCCGTGATCTTATCACCGCCGGTCAACTGCTTGATGCGGGATTCAGCCCACGCCCGGCCCTCTTCTGTCTCGGAGGCACAGACCATGCGCGCACCTTGGAGCATGGCCAAGTCCGTGGGGTGTCGGTCGTTCTTACTGGCCGTGAATGTGTCCATGGCCGACGTGGTAGCATAGTCGCCAAGGATGTTGGTAAGCGTGTTGAGGAAGACGGACTTGCCGTTTCCGCCGGGACCATACACGAAAAACAGGGCGTGCTCTCGAATGTCGCCGGTCAGTGCATAGCCGGCAATCTGCTGCATGAAGCGTTGCAACCCCTGGTCGCCCTCGGTCGCCTCATCCAGGAACCTACGCCAAAGCGGACAGTCGGATGTTTCAGCCGGGGCAACGGTAGTGGACTTGGTGATATAGTCCTCTTGCATGGCGGGCAGAAGTGTGCCGCTATGCAGGTCCACCGTGCCAGCCGGGGTGCCCAGGGCGAAGGTGTCCGCGTCCCAGATTTCCGAGGTGACGGCGAAAGCGCGGTCAGCACGGCAGAAGGCTTCAACCCCCCTGGCCGTGGCGGCTTTCTCCAGGGTCTTCGATTCCTTGTTGCTCGACGGGATTTCCCGACACATCCCCCGGCACCAGTCGAAGGCAAGGTGCGTCTTCTCTTTTTCCCACCGTGCCCCGTTCCACTGGAACCATGAACCCGTCGTGTGGCAGTACCGCAGGGAATCCCTGTGCCGGGCCGCGAAGGCCAGGGCTATGCCGTCCTCCGTGGCGTTGAACTGGTCCAAGATCGGGTCCGGGCCTTTGGGACTCTTGGCCCCGTCGCGCAAACCGCGTTCGATGGTGCTGGTGGACTTCGGAAGGTCCAGGCCGGGCCATCCCTGGATCGCGTCCAGTAAGGCCGCCTTCACGTTCTCGTGATCCAGATGCCCCCGCCCGATGAGACGGCCAAGAGCAAAGGCGGTCTTCGTCAGGGTGTCATTTTGCGTTCCAGGCTCCGCAGCCTTCAACTTTTTGACTTCATCCTTGAGGGCCGCCAAGCCGTAGCGGGTGCCGGTCGCCTTCGGGGCTTCGGCCTCTTGCTGCTTTTTCTCTGCCTCGATCCCCTCCCAATCCGGCAGGTCGGCCCAGGTCTTGCCCTGGCCAAAGTGAAGTTCATACTGCCTGCCGTTGGGGTGAATGCTGGGAGCGATGACGACATACCCGCCGTCCCCGCGCACATCCACTTCCGGGGTAATGCGGACAGCGTTTTTAACCTGGACGCCGTTCTGGCGGAAGAAGACGTGAAAACCTGAATCCTTGCCGGTTGTCTGGACCACCAGAAGGTCGTCCTTGAGGTGCTTTTCAGCCCAGGCCGCCCCGGTTGG